GGCGCTGACGCAGCAGGGGTTCGGGGTGCTGAAGTCCGACTTCACCGCGTGGGTGCGCTCGGTCCGCGCGATGCGGAAGGGGCTGCTCCTGCTGGCCCACGACAAGGAAGACAAGGACGGCGACGTGCGTGTCGTCCGCGCCGATGTCACCGGCGGCAGCTACGGCGAGATCATGAAGATCGCCGACTTCGTCGGATTCCTTCGCCTCGAAGGGAAGAAGCGCGTCCTCGACTTCACGCCGACCGACCGCTGGCCAGGGAAGAACCCCGCGGGCTGGGACGCGTTCGAAGTGCCGCCCATCGCCCAGGCTGGCGATTTCATGGCGACTCTTTACGAGCAGGGCAAGGCGGCGCTCGGGGGCCTGTCGGAAGCGTCTGCGGCCGTCGCTCGGCGGATGTTCGAGTGGAAGCTCTCGCTCGAGACCATCTGCGACGGCGACGGCCTGACCCGCGCGATCGAGGACGGCAAGCAGTTCACGTCCGAGATCGAAAAGCGCCAGGCGTTCAAGGCGCTGCAGGACCGCGCAAAGGCGATCGGCTTCCTCTGGTCGAAGGACCAGCGCGCGTTTGTGCGCGATGAGGCGAAGGCTCCTGGTGAACCCGCCACCGAGCCGAAGTCCTCCGCCCAGGTGCTCGCCGAGCAGCTCGCCAAGGAGACCACCGCCCCGATTCAGGCGGGCGTGCCGGCAACAGCAGGCAAGAAGCCGAGCGGCCGTCGTCGTGTCGCGGAGCCGGTCGGAGCGTAGGCCGTGCGCATCTCCACGACGCAGCTTGAGTCGTTCCGGCTGTTCATCCAGCCGGACAACGAGTGGATGACCGAAGCCTCGCTCATCGAAACGCTGAAGGGCATCTTCACGCCAAACGATGCCATCCTGCTCGGCCTCGCGTGGGGCTCGGTGCTGGAGTCGCCCAACCAGTACGCGGTGGACGGCGGCTTCCGCATCGTCCCGCGCAACGGTGCGGTGCCGGTGTTCTTCCGCCAGGAGGACGTGGAGCGCGCCTGTGCGGCGGGCGTCGATCACCGTATCGGCGTGTTCGAAGCCAAGGCCGTGAAGCGCTACGGCAGCGTCGACGTGGTCAGCAAGGCTGACCAGATCACCGGGGCGCGCCTGTGGGAGTTCAAGGCGACCACGGGCACCTTTGACCCGGAGAAGTACCTCGCGTCCTGCCAGTGGCGCTACATGGTCGACGCGTTCGAGCCGTCGCTCGTCACCTACCTGATCTTCGAGTGGGCGATGAAGAGCCGGAACGACCAGTGGGTGACGAACGCCCGCGGCGAGTGGGCGCCCGAACTCTGGGACGTGCACGCGATGAATTGCTACCCGTATCCGGGGCTGTCGTCGGACTGCGCCGCGCTCGTCCGGGAGCTGCAAGCCTTCATTCAGTCGCGCGACCTCGCGTGGCTCTTCGAGCGGCGCCAAGCGCTCAGTCAGGGAGACCTCGAATGGGTAGCGTGAACCACTGCCTCTTCATCGGCAATCTTGGGCGTGACGCGGAGGTGAAGTACACCGCCGGCGGCCAGGCGGTGGCGAAGTTCTCGATGGCCTGCACGGAGCAGTGGACCGGCAAGGACGGCCAGCGGCACGAGCGCACCGAGTGGGTGAACGTCGAAGTCTGGGGCCGGACCGCAGAGGCGGTCGGGGAATACCTGGTGAAGGGCAAGCAGGTCTTCGTGCAGGGCAAGCTGCAGACCGACGAGTACACCGACCGCGATGGTAACAAGCGCAAGGCGACGAAGGTGCGCGCGGATCGCGTGGTCCTGCTGGGCGGCGGCCGCGGTGGCGAGCGGCCGCAACGCACCGAGGAAGTCGAGGACAACACCCCGCTGGGTGAACCCCTGACTGACGAAGACATTCCGTTCTGATCATGCTAATTCCGATCTTCCGTGGACTCGTGTCGCCGGACGGCGTGCTGCATCTTCGTGAGACGGAGAAGGCGAAGCGACAACAGTGGCTCCAGTCGCTTGCCGGCACGGCTGTGGAGGTGCTGGTGCGCCCTGAGCGCCAGCAGAGGTCTCTCGACCAGAACGCCTACATCCACGCCGTGCCGGTCTCGCTGATTGCTGAAGCCACCGGAGACGACCCGGACGACGTGAAGTGGGATCTCATGGCGGCGTGCTTCGGCACGGTGAACGCGCAGCCGTGGCTCGGGCACACGTCCTCGATGGACCGGGAGCAGGCCACGTTCTTCATCGAGTGGGTCGGGTCGTACGCGTTGCGGATGTTCGGCGTCGAGGTGCCCCTGCCGGGGGATGTGGAGATTCTCCGATGAGCCTGCCAGACACCGTCGGCCGAGTGGAATTGGAACGGATTGCAGCGGCCCGTGCGCAGGCGCTTTCAGAGACGGTTGCTCGCTTCGAATCGCCCCGGCTGCCTGGCGTCATCGCGGTCGGCTCGGTCGACGAGGCGGAGCGGTTCTTCGAGGCGCGGGAAGCTGAACTCCTGCGCGCGTCTGCGGCGCGCGCCACGCAGGTGGCCTGATATGGGACTACTGGACGGCCTGAAGCTCCCGACGCTCGGCGAGATGCCTCGCGGCGGGTGGCAGTCGACTGCGAACCAACCGACGCGGCGCGAAGAGAAGGACGCCCGGCGCAAGAGCGACGAGAAGCAGCTCGACGCCTGGCGCAAGGCGGTGACGAAGCGCGACGGCCTCCACTGCCGCTGGTGCCGGCGGAAGGTCGTGGAAACACTGACGTGCTGCCCGGAGCAGGCACAGACGCACCACGCCACACCGCGGGAGCACTGGCCGACGCGCCACGACCCGCGGAACGGGATTCGGCTGTGTGGCACCTGCCACGACCGCATCACGGGCACCGTCGGCGAGAAGGCCATCATCGTCGCCTCCGCCACGTTCCGGCTGGACGGCCGCGCCTATCCCGACATGTCCAAGCCGGTGCACTTCAAGGTGATCACCGAGAGGAGAACCAAGCGATGAACGAAGCCATTACCCAAGCCGTCGTCGAGCTCGCTCGCTATGCCTTCCTGGCCTACGCCGTAAAGCAGGGCCGCGACGTCGTCATCCACTGGATTGACCGGATGCCGACCGCCCCCACGAAGCAGGACGTCATCGACCAGGCACGCAGCCTCGGCTTCGACGTGTCGGAACGGATCACGGGCTGACGATCATGGCGAAACCCTGGGCACGGTACGAAGTGGGCTTCATCAACCACCCGAAGTTCAAGCTGCTGAGCGGAAACGCCATCGGCCTGTGGCTGGAAGGGAAGAACCACGCTGACGAGCACCTGACCGATGGGTTCCTCCCGATGGGGGTCATCAAGGGGTTTCGCTTCTACTCAAAACAGACGATGACGCAGCTGACCACCTCGATCGGACCGAAGGACTCCAGCGGTGAGTCCTACGCCCCGCTCTGGCAGGACTGCGGGAACGGCGTGATGATGCACGACTACCTGGAGCACAACCCCACCGGTGAAGTCGTCCGGGCGCGGCAGAACAATGCCGAGGAGCGTCGCAAGCAGGAGCGTGAACGGAAGCGCCTGTGGCGCGAACGGAAGGCGGAGCGCCGAGCCGCTGGGAATGCTACGGTCCCGGCCATGTCCCACGGGACAGAGACGGGACAGGGACGTGACAGTGACGCGGATGTCCTGCCGTTGTCCCGCTCTAATACAGATCCAGATCCAGATCCAGAAGTACCCCCCTACCCCCCAACGGGGGACTGGCGCGCGCCGAACGGGGCGATGGGACGAGGCACGCTTCCACGCGACCACATCCGCCACGCCTGGTGCGATCCGACGTTCTCGCGCTGCGTGCCTCCGGCCGTGCACGCCAAGTTGACGAACCAGTTGGCGCCGAAGCATGGCGGCGACCGCCAGCGGGCGTCGGGAGCCCTGCTGGTCTGGTATCCGTCGGTCGTGGCCAACCTGCCGGCTGACGCGGTCATCGGGGACGAATTCAAGTTCTGGCAGCGGCACTTCGACGCCACGTTCGCCACGAAGACGGCCGCGGAGTCGGTCGGTGGCCGCCCACGGGGGTGCAAGCACGAGCCTGCCTGCGCGGACGAGGCGACGCACACGAAGCTCGACATGGCGGAGCGACGGAGGGCGTCGTGACCGACGACCGCCAGGCGCTGCCGCAGAACCTCGAGGCCGAGCGCGCTGTGCTCGGGGCGGCTTTGCTCGACAACGAGCGGCTGACCGAGGCGTTGGAGATCATCGGCGCCGACGACTTCTTCCGCGCGGCGCACCGGACGCTCTTCGAGCGGATGGTGCGGCTGCAGGCCAAGCGGCAGGCGTTCGACGTGGTCACGTTGAAGGAGGATCTGTTCACGGCCGGTCTCCTCGAGGAGATTGGCGGCCCGGTCTACCTCGGGGAACTCCTGGACGGGCAATCGCGCAGCGCGAACGTGAAGGGCTACGCCGCGATCATTCGCGCGAAGGCGCGTCTGCGGACGCTGATCGTCGCCGGCAACAAGATGCTGGCCCAGGCGTACGAGGGCGTGGATGAGCCCGAGGAGATTCTGGCGTCGGCCGAGCGGGTCATCCTCGGGCTGGCGGAGCAGACCGTCACGAAGGGCTTCGAGTCGATGGCCTCCATCGCGGCACGGGGCCTCGACATCCTGGAGCGGGCCAGCCAGCAGCGGCAGGCGGTGTCGGGCGTGCCCTCGGGCTTCCCCGACCTCGACGACATCACGCGCGGGTTCCAGCCGGGGACGCTCGTGACCATCGCGGCGCGGCCGGGTGTGGGGAAGAGCAGCTTCCTGATGAACGTGGCGCAGAACGCGGCGCTGGCGGGCTACGTCACCGGGTCGTTCTCGCTGGAAATGGAGAACGACGAGCTGTTCATCCGGCAGGTATCGTCGCGCGCGCACATCGACGGGCATCGGCTGGGCGGCGGCTACATCGGGGACAGCGAGTGGAACCGCGTGGTGCAGGCCATCGGTGATCTGTCGACCGCGCCGCTCTACATCGACGAGAGCCCCGCCGTGAGCATGTTCGAGGTCCGGTCCCGCGCGCGGCGGTTGAAGGCCGAGCACGGGCTGCAGCTGCTTGCCATCGATTACCTGCAGTTGATGAGCGCGCACGAGAAGCACCACAACCGGACGCTGGAAATCGGCGCGATCACGTCGGACCTGAAGAAGCTGGCGAAGGAGCTGAAGGTGCCCATCCTGCTGCTCTCCCAGCTGTCGCGCGACGTGGAGAAGCGCGGCGGTCGGCCGAAGCTCTCCGACCTGCGCGACTCCGGGTCCATCGAGCAGGACTCCGACATCGTGATGTTCCTGTGGCGGCCCGAGACGCCCGACCCGAACGAAGACGAGAACATGACCGAACTGATCATCGCGAAGCACCGCGGCGGACCCGTCGGGACCGTGAAGCTGTCCTGGTATGACCGGGAGACGCGGTTCGACCAGTACGCCCGGTACGAGCAGCCGCGGCCGCAGACCCTGCCGGAGGTGCGGTGATGGCCCTGGGATGGCCCTGGTCGCCACCGTCGCCACCGAGCTGCAGGACCGCGCGGAGACGCTGTGCGAGGCGTGCGACGACTCGGGGTGGCTGCCGAAGTCCTGAGACTCACCCACGACGTGATCTGCGGCCGGCCGCGGGCGCACCTGCCGCACGACTTCGTCGTCCCGTGCCCCTGCCGCGGGATGAACGCGAATTACCAGGCCCGCGTGGAGCGCAGCCGGAGGCTGGCATGAGACTCACCCTGAACAAGCGGCGCGCCATCACGGTGCTGTTTCACGCCGGGTTCTCGTTCCGGGAGGTGGGGCGGCTGTTCAAGCTGCCGAGCCTGACGGTGGAGAACATCGTGCGCGACTACCTCCGCGCGAACCGGAGGCGGAAGTGATCGCGCTGGCGATCGACCCGGGACCGGTCTCGAGCGCCTTCGTGCTGTTCGACAGCCGGCGCGTCGTGGACCACGGGCAGTTGAAGAACGAAGAGCTGCTTCAGCAGCTGCGCCAGCGGCTCTTCGGGACGCAGCCGTACACGACGGTCATCGAGCAGATCGAGTCGATGGGGATGGCCGTCGGCGCGGAGGTGTTCGAAACCGTGTTCTGGTCGGGCCGGTTCGCGCAGGCGTCGCGACCGTTTGACCGGGTGACGCGTCGGGCGGTGAAGCTCCACCTCTGCGGATCGATGCGCGCGAAGGACCAGCACATCCGGCAGGCGTTGATCGACCGGTTTGGCGGCAAGGCAGTGGCGGTCGGTACGAAGAAGGCGCCGGGCCCGGTGTTCGGCATCAGTTCCCATCGATGGGCCGCGTTGGCCGTGGCAGTCACATGGTGTGACCACCAGGCGGCGGCGAAAGGAAGTGCAGCGTGAGCGGGCGCGTGATGCCGGCGCAGAAGCCGGGCGCGAGCAAACAGGATTACCGAACGCCGCTCGAGTTCCTCGAGGCGGTGCGGTCGGGTGCGAGCAGCCGTACCCGAAAGATTGCGTCCTACTCGTCTACGGGCCCGACGTGGCGCCCGGATACGACGTCTGGACATGGAGCGCGACACCGTGCGCTATCTGAGTGTGTGTAGTGGCATAGAAGCGGCGACCGTCGCCTGGCACCCGCTCGGCTGGTCGCCGGTCGCGTTCGCCGAGGTCGACGCGTTCCCGTCGGCGGTGCTCGCGCACCACTATCCGACG